CTATTATATTTTTATTTACATCTTTATCCCCGTTTGTAATACAATAAAACTTTTTACCTAAAAAGTAGTCATCGTTTCCTGCGGGAGTATTTGTTTCAATTTTTATGTTCCCTAAATCGTCCCCATATTGGATTGCTTTATATTCTCCATTATATGCTCGTAGGTTCTTATCAAATATATCTTTGTCCCTTGTGTCAAAATAAATTCCATCCGTTTCAATATGAATGACTGAATTACTGTCATCTGGAAGACAACGAATATACTCAAACAACAATCGTTTAGAATAGGAATATACCATCACCCCTGCGATTATCCACTCATTAAATTTGTTTGGGTTGAATTCTTTATTTACTCCAACACCATTGAGTATTGCATCTGCACCATCATTTTCTATTGCAAATTTCAAACTATAATGCCGTTCTGGGTCTTCGACTAATTTGCCTGTAAGACTGTTTGTATATAATTTAATTGTCTCACGAAGTGCTGGGTTATAACTTGGGTCTTGTTTTTTGTTCAATGCATCTTGATTTTTCTTTTCTTTGTAAAATGTATCCACATATTTACCGAATAGTTTATGTCCGTCAATATCTTCACTTGATATTAAACCTTGTTCTACATCAAACCTTTCTAAACCGTAATATTTTTGTAAGTAGTCAATAGTATATGTATCAACAAATACATCATCTACACTCTCGCCAGTATTCCAGTTTAGAACTCCAGATGATTTTAGTTTTGCAATCGGTTTTAAATCATATTTGGTATTGAATTTAAGATTTTTCAAATGATAAAACCCGTGCATACCTTTCTCATATGTATTTGTCCAATGAGATAAACCAACTGGTATTCTGCTTTGAACCAATGACGCTGGATACTGTGAAGCAATATCAACAGATGTAATTCCGTGTGTATGCAAACCTGCTTTATGACAATGGGATATACCTCCACGCTTGAATTTGGTGATAAATTTATACTTCTCCATATCAATATCTTTATTTTCAACATCTTTCATAAACATATCCATTGTGCGTTTGTCTCTACCCATAAATGGATACTTCTTATTTGTTGCATTTAAAGTATTAAGAATTTTTTTAGAATGAGAACCAATCGTGGAGGAAGACATCAAAGGGCATTTTTGTAATAAATAAGGATTAATGGATGATATTAATGTATTGACGCATCCAGTGAATTTTTCCCATATTTGATACAATGCGATACAATCACGCTCACAATATTCAATATATTTGTCCCAAAATGCGGGTTCATTTTCTTGCAAGTTCATAAAGTCATTGAAGGTTAAATAGTTTTTGTAGAAACACAACTGTGACGATGATATTTCTTCATCGTTAATTGTAAGAGTAGTCAATTTGCCTTCTTCTACTTTGAAATTATTTGATAATGTTTCCAAACTGAAGGTCATAAAACAGTAACTATCTTTGAAGAGATTACCTTTATAGTTAATACTGATAATAGTTGTCCCACGCATTTGAATATCACAATCCTTTAACTCTTGTTCTGTCATTGCACTAATAATGAAATAGAAGTCAAAATTACCACCATTATGGGCAATGATATTATATGACTTTTTGATTTTGGATTGTTCGTTTAACCAGTCAATAAATTTTCGGGCAGATGTTTTTTTATCGTCTGTAATAAATGCATTTTTTTTTCGCTCAATGTTTTTGTCTTTGTTCTGTAAAGATTGAAGATATTTATGTTTTACTTTTCCACCATCATATGGTTTGTAATAAATGCAACATATCGTGTCTTTTAAAATATACGATTTTGTGTTGGACGCTTTGATTAAATAATAGTCTTCTGTTTTTCTTGTTTCAAAATCAAATGTAAGAAGACCACGTTTGGTTTTTTTGTCTTTACGTAGAATTTCTTTGAATTCCTCAACGACATAATAATGTCCATCTTTTAGAACAATATAAGTATTATCTTCATCCAGTTCTTCATTCTGTTCCCAATCAATAATATAAATGGATTTGTCAGTCAAAGAACGAATAATTTTATATGCATCTACAATTGAAACTGGTGTGTTTGTTGGTAACTCAAAGTCTTTTCTTAACTTTTTGATATTTACATTATTACCAAGTATTTTCTCCAAACACTTGAATAGACAGTTATTATTTCTTCCTGTAGGATTATAAACCTTGTATTCAAAATGGGCTGATTTTATTGTCCTTTCACAATAACGACTATCATTATTACATCCGCCATTGACAAATGCTATTGTTTTGATAACTGACAAGTCAAATACATTTTTCATACCGTTTGAATACTCCTTTAGCATTCTTCGTTTATTGGTGTTTTCATTTCTATCATAGTAATCTGTAATAAATCTTGAAATTCTATTATTACCATTGTTTAGTAGATGTCGATTAATTTCTGTATTGCCGACATAATCAATGAGTTTTGAAACATCCCCATTTTTTAAATTTTGTTGTCTTTTGTATGTGTTTGTATAATCATAATCTAATACCTCGCCAGAGTTGATAACCTTATCCCAATAATTTTTGAAATGAGATAAACCATTAAATTTGAATTTTCGTTCAACGTTTGCGATACCTGACTTTAATACAAGTTCAAATGGTTCTTCTTTTCCATTCAAAAATCTCTCTACTCTTGCAATCATTTGTTCCATTGTTAAAGCATTTGAGTGGTATCTTTCAATAAATCTTTTTATTGTATTCTGTGCTTCATTTTTTCGTCTAATTTGATTTAATACTTGTCGTCTATTCACATTTATTATATTCTGTCTATTTGCGTTGATTGCATTTACTAAAGGTTGTCTTCTTCTCATTTCATCAATCATTTGGTTATATTCATTTCGCATTAATTTATATGCGTTGTTTTTTTCAATATCGGTATATTTTCGCTTTATCACTCCTGTATAGTGTTTGATTGCTTGGTTAATATTTCTATGATTGAATTTTCTTAATAATGTTCGTTGATTGGTTTTTCCAAGAGAATTGATTTTTCGCAAGTTGTCCATTTTATATATATTATATATTATCTATAGATATTTTCTTTAAGTTCTTTTGTTCCTAAATTATTTTATAGAAAAAAAACAATCAATTTTTTATATAAAATTAGTCTATCAAAATATTCCTAAATATCTCCGCATACTTTCTATAAAGTTTATATTTTCTTTTTTGTTCGGGCTTATAATAATGTTTTCCATACTTTTGCTGATAAATTCGCTGGTATTCCCTGTATTTTTCCATAGATTTTTCATTCGTTTTGTCAAGCGTCATTTTACTATATATATTATACAAATATCTTTATATGCTTTTTTCTCCTAAATATTTAAAATATTTCTATGATTTTTGATAATTTTGTTATTATATCGTTTTCTACATAAAAGTGAATACACGTTGAGATTATTTTATCGTCTCCAGAATAGAAAAAACCATTGAAATGATATTCATCTGTAAATCCTCTATGCAAACATCGGGTAATTTTAATTTTTTCATAATTGTTCTCTAAAAGAAAATTTCTATAATTTTCATTATTATCGTAATACTGATTTAACATTTCAATCAAATATAAATTATCATTAAATTGATTTTGTAATGATGGACTAAAGAACACATACGGTTTTACTTGTTGGATTTCATCATCTGTATCTTCATCGGTATCGCTAATTTCTTTTATTTTCTTGTTTAGACGTTTTCTTAATTTTTTCAATTTATTTTTTAGTCTTCTCTTTAAGTCCTTTTGTTTATCTTCTTCTTCTTGTTGCAATCGTTTTTCCTCATCTTCCTGTTTTCGTTTTTCTTCTTCTTGTTTTTGGATAGCCTTATTCATTCTACCAAGTAAGACTTCATAATATTCATCGATTTTCAAATAACCTTCTCTTGTCTTCCAATAACTGATATTCTTAATTTCAAAGTATTCTCGTAGTTCTCTCTTCTTTTCGTTTGATAACATTTTTACTACAATATAGTGGTATAATTTCCTAAATTATTTTTAAATCAATTTTATATTAGAAAATGTATTTAGATTGTTTTATATACATTTCAAGTAAAAGGAGGGGTTCGGGGAACGTAGTTCCCTGAATTTAATAATATAATATATTCATATAATATATAATGAAACCAACCGAAATTGAATTTGTTTATAAAGTAGATATGTATGAAGAAGGGAAAATTACAAAATCCTTTCTATTTACAAATGAAGAAGATACTCATCATTTTTTTATGACAAAAGAATATTTAGATGGTCTAATACAAATAAGTTATGTTATGACAACAAAATCTACAGAATTCTATAAAAGGGCAGTAGAAACAAGTAAAGAATTTGGAAAAGCAAGATTAGAAACAGAAGACAAGGAAGATTAAGCAATTCTTATAAAACTCGCATTAAACGATGTTATACTACTTGTTCCAAATGATGCACCTGTAGCAAGAACAATATAATAGGTAGTAGATGCTGAATTTGATAAATAGTAATTATAACTAATTGATTGGACATTTGTAGATGAGAGAACTGGTAATATTTGTTGAGACAAGTTATTTGTGGTCAATGTATTTGATGCTGTTGATAAACCTAAACGAATATTTGTTATTGTTGTCGTAATAAATGTTCCTATTACATAGGCTTGTATCATATAAACGCCAATCGGCAAAGATGTAAATGTAATTGCATAATAGGAAGAAGATGCTGGAGTTAATGGTAGTGATGCATAATTTGCAGTTGTATTATATCCTAACGTTCCCGCAGATAATGTTGGTAATGAAGAATATGAAAATGATGTTGTATTACATATTAGTTTTGCATTTGTATTGATATTTCCTGACACATCTAATTGATATGACGGACTACTTGTATTAATCCCAACAAATCCTGCGTTTGTGCCTACATTCCCGTTAATAGTCATTAATGTCCTTTGTGAATTCACGGCATTACTTGCAATATCTAAAAATTTAAAACCACCAACTGAACCTCCTCCTCGTGAATTAATGAACTCTGTTCCACCTAACCCTGAAAAGGAATTCCACGAAGTGTAAATCCCCTGTGGTAACGACGTGTTGTAAAACGAAGTCCCCGCACCTGTTAAATAAGTATAATGTCCTTGTAGCATCGCTCCACCAACAATATTTCCGGTTATATTTGCAACGCCACTAACATCCAACGGCACTACTGGTAAAGTGGTTTTACCGATAGAAATACCACCGAAAGTAATCATACTCCCAGACATTCTTGTTGAACCGCTTATATCGACGCCAAAAAACCCTGTTGGCGTTGCTCCATTTATACCTACCTCACCCGTAAAAAAGGCTTGTCCTCCACAATTAAAAGTATAATTGGGACTATTTCTATTTACATTTAGTTGAGTATTGACTGTCGCAGAATTACTTACTATCTGTGACGAAAATGTAGTTCCATTAACCTCCAAGTCATAATTAGGCGTATTTCCCACACCTAACTTAACTCCCACTGAACTATCGAATAAACTAACACCAGTAACACGAAAAATAGTAACATTAAAATCAACGTCATACGAAGGTGTTATCGTTCCAATACCGAACTGACCACCAGTAAGAAACATACCATTACATACACGCATAAATCCATTAATATCCAAGTCATAAAGTGGTGTAGTAGTGTTAATACCTATTTTTGAATTGCATATAATGTTACTATCACATAATAAATCATTGTTAAAATGCCCCGTTCCATTTACATCTAATGAATACAATGGTAGAACACCTCCTAAATTTATTCCCAAAGCAGTCCCGTATAAATTATGACTGGCTCTAACATCTCCAATTACATCGATTTCATATTGTGGGCTTGGATTATTAACTCCAATCATCCCTGCGTATAGTGTATTTCTCACAGTTATATCTTGTGATGTAGTTATTGTCCCCGTTGTTGAAAAATTACCTGAAACAAATGCAGTTCCTATTACGTGTAAATTGTAAGACGGGGTAGTAGTTCCTATACCGACCTGATTGGAGACATACAAATTATTATTAGTGTTTATTACTCCATTTACATCCAACGGATAGGAAGGGAGATATGTGTGAATACCTAATCTCCCAATAGTTGCCGTTCCCGAAATTGATGCAGAAGGTGATATTAAAGTTCCTGTAATATTTACGTCACCAGAAGTATAAATATTCGCTCCTGAAATATTTTTAGTTGAAACGATTGCTCCGTTCGTTGTTATTTGTGCTCCATTAAAATTAAATATTATCGCAGACGATGTCGAAATATCTTTCCCAAAATTCATAACATTCGTTCCATTAGGGCCTACGTTATTTGTATCATTGATATAATAGTTATTACAATACACACCTACATCAAACGTCCCCTTTCCTGCAGTTAATATTGTATCACCATATGTTAATGATGATTGGAGAGTAATTTGTGGATGAGCACCTTGTAGGAGAAATTCCGGGGTTACAAATCTACTACACGTAACATATCCCGTAAAGGTTGTAGTAGTAGCAGTTGATACTGGATTTCCAACTTTTTGAAGGAAGTTACTATTTACATAATTTTGTGTTGCTCCTGCATTCGATACATTAAAATAATTTGGGTTATATATTATACCATTAAAATAAGGTTCATTAGGTGCAATATCATCCGCCATTTTGTATTATTTTATTTTATATATAGATATTATATAATGTCTAACAACTTTGTTATAAATTCTGCAAATAATGTTTCAATCTATAACAACACTTATAAATACAATTTTATCAATGGGCAATACACAATTCCAGAGGGTAGTGAAATGTGTATAAATACATTGGTAATTCCATACTCATTTTTTAATGTAAGTTCTCTTTTAGGGAATAACACATTTTATTGGACATTTCCAACCTCAACACCAACATTTACGTTAAATGCTACAAATTCAACAACTATTACAGTTTCCGCAATTAGTGGAAGTTCAATTTTACAAATCGGTTCTGTTATTACCTGTGCTTCAAATCCAACTCCAACATCCCCGAATGGATTGATATATATCACCGCATTAGGAACTGGAACGGGTGGAAATGGAACTTATACGATAAATCAATCTGCTACATATACAAATGCTTCCGCATCAACCTCCTCCGTCGTAAATAC